ATTGGAGGCGCGAACGCCCACAAAAGGCCGCTGCGTAGCCGCTATCAGACAGCCTCCACCGCAATCCGCCGTCCCCGTGGCCTTCACCGGATGCGTACGATGCCTTTGACGTAAAAGTTCATGCTGCGGATTTGCCCGTCGCTGAGATGTTCGCCGTCCTTGCATTCGACGGAACCGCCGTGCTGATCGAGCATCGGGCACGTGAAAGGATGATAGGCCCCTGCTACCCGCTAGAACTTGAAAACGCCGGAAAATGAGCCATATCTCTGCTTGGGCACGTGACGAACGAGGGTAAATGGGTAGTCGAAATTGCTAACCCGTGCTCCCCGGGCGCTACCCAGGAGATGGTTCATGAAACGCACTATGAAGCTCACCCAGCGTGACGTCCTCGCCCTGCCCTTCGCGGATGATGTCGTGTACTGGGATGCGAGCCTGCCCGGCTTTGGTGTCCGCCTCCGCGGCGCGAACAAGAGTTGGATCGTGCAGGGCCGCACCAACGGCAAGCAGTGGAAAGAGAGCCTTGGTGATGTCCGCAAGGTTCACATCGATGAAGCACGCAAGATCGCTCGCCAGTTCTTCGCCAAGTCCGAGCTCGGAATCGATCCCAAGGCGGACAAGCGCAGCAGTGCTGCGCTCACGCTCGGCAAGACTGCGGAGCGCTATCAGATCGCTAAGGCGTGGTTATCGAAGCGGACCCGCGATCAGGCCGCTTTGATCTTCAGCCGCGACTGGGCACCGCTACACAGCCGAGATCTTTCCAAAGTCGTTCGCGCCGACGTTGCTGCCCGCTTGCAGGAGATCAAGGCGGAGCGCGGCAAGTTCGCCGCCGGCATGGCCCGCGCCTACCTCTCCGCGATGTATCGCTGGGCCCAGGGCGAGGGCTTGGTCGAGAACAACCCGGTTGCTGGCACCAACAGCCCCATTGCCGGCACCCAGCCGCGCGAGCGGGTGCTCGACGATGCCGAGAGCAAGGCGGTTTACGACGCCGCCGGCGACGACGATTTCGGCAAGATCGTCCGCATCCTGCAATTTACTGGTTTGCGCCGCGACGAAGTTGGCGGTTTGCGCTGGAGCGAGATCAACCTCGATACCGGCGTGCTGACCATTCCGGGCGAGCGCACCAAGAACGGCCGGACCCTGACGCTGGAATTGCCGGAGCCGGTCTTGAACATCCTGGATTCCGTCCCGCAGCGCCCCGGCCATGTCTTCGGTGACCCGGAGAAGGGCGTCACCAGCTGGAGCCACCCCAAGGAGCATCTCGACGAGCGGATCGCAGCCGCCCTGGGTACGCCGATGCCGGCTTGGCGGTTGCACGATTTGCGCCGGACTTTCCGGACCGGCCTCGGCCGTCTCGGCGTTCCGCCGCATATCGCTGAGTTGGCGCTCAATCACGTTCGTAAAGGCATGATCGCGGTCTACGATCGCCACACCTATCAGCCTGAAATTGCCGACGCGCTCAACCGGTGGGCCGAACATCTCACCGCAGTGATCGAAGGCCGGAAGGGCAAGGTCGTTGCCCTGCGAAAGAGGCGCACATGAAGACCAACGGATTGGCCACCCTCGATGCTCAGATCGAAAGCATCGCCGCCGCGCTGCGGGAAATCGGCGCCCGGCTCGAGGCCATAAAAGCGACCGCCTATTCGGAAGTGAAACTGCTCCGGGAAACGCTCGAACACAGAGCGAGCGGAGATGACCTCGATCGCATCGTGCCGCTCAAGCAGGCCGCGAAACTGCGCGGTGTTTCGGTGGATACTCTAACCCGGACATCGCGCGATAAGTTTATCGCCATTTCCAGCGCCCGGTTCGGAATGCGGGTGCGCGACGCTTTGCTGAAGGACTAAGGCGCAATGAATGGCTCCTCTTGCGGCAGCCGCATGCCGGGACACTGCGGATTAGGATTGGCACCAAGGAGATTTGGCTTCAGATAAATCTTGCAGCCAGCCTCCCGTGCTTGGGCAACGATGCGCGCAACCCACTCAAACGGCGGGGCGATTTCCTTGACATAGCCGTGGGGCTGCCTGGTCGCGCTCTGGGCGCCGATCACGACCCAATCAAACATCGAAAGGTCAGTGAATTCGAGCGGTGCTAGCAGTGGCTCCAGCGATAGCCATTTCACGCGCACGTTCTCGATCTGCCGAAAAGCTTCTTCGGCTAGACGCACGCGTTTTTGTTCATCGACACTAGTGCCGAGCCACGCCGTCACGGGCAACTGCAGTCCGACATAGCGCCGCGGGAATTTGGTCAGCATCAAATAATCCCATTGAGGATTTGGAATGCAGCTTGCATGCACGCGTTCGATCCAGTCGTCGGGTACCCATTTGCCGTAGAGGTCGGCCATGGAGCAGACGAATACCCGCTTCATGCGCGGATCGGTGCCGGCTCCTTCCGGTACTTCCGTGTTCTTCGGTGCATCTAGTCGCTCATGGTGAAACAGTGGCCGGAAGCCGGCCGGGTAGATCGACTTCGACCGTTCCATGAGGGCGATCTCGCGGGCATAGCAATATTCGCAGCCATGCAAGCAGCCGGTCACTGGATTCCACGTCCAGTAGGCCCACGATACCTGTTCGTTGGTTGTGTTGAACCGGATGTGCTTCGGCACCTTGTAAGGGACGTCCTCACCGAGATGCGTCTTGAGCATGATTGCAGGCGCACCCACCAGCGGCGCGGCTTCTTCGTCCCCTATCTGCTCGTGCAGAACCTCGACGTCCTGCACGACCTTGCGCACGGCGCGCGCGACCTTATCGCGAGCCTCGGCGACGACCGTTTCGAACCTCTCATCGGACAGCGCACCGAGAGTGCGGGCTTGGTGCGCGAGATTCTTGTCAATGCCCTGGGAAGCCAGCGTCGGTTTGGTCATCCCTGGCGGGTTAATTGTCAACCCACCAGAGAGCTGTCCGCGCGTGCCGGTGTTGAGGCCGACGATTTCTTTCTGCGCCACACGCATCTGGTCGAGCCGCCGCGTCGCGCGCAATCTAATTTCGACGGCGTCGGCTTCGAGGTCGCGGTTCTTCGCCTGCCGGGCGTAGGCGGCCATCATGATCGCCACGTCGCGAATGTCCTTTACCTCATCCACCGAGCGCGCCTCGGCGAGTGCTCGGCAAGCCACGTCGTAGCGCATGAGGGGCGCGCCGCTCCATGGCATCTGGTGCCAAGATTCGCCGCTGACCAACTTCTCCGCCATCGCTTTCTCTCTCTCCCGCAAAAAGCGTGTGATCGTGGACGTGAACGGACACCGCCCAGCAGGGCGCCACCCGCGCGGAACGATTAGGTTTTTGGCTGACAAGTTAATCCGAGCGCAAAACGGCTTGTTCTGTCAATGGGTGCTCAGCCGTCGCCACGAAAATTTTCATTACAGACTTGACGCCCGTAGCAATCCATCGCGGAATTGAAAGGCCCGGCGGCGCTTGGAACGCCGACCGGGCCGGAATTCATACCCCTACCTGCTGAGAGCAAGAGCATGCGCCATGACAATAAAGGCGATCCAACCCAGCAACAAGAGCCAATGACCGGCGCGCCGGTCGTGATCATTGCGCCGACGCTGGCGAAGCTCCTCGAGCTGAAGGCCAAAGGAAAGAGAAAGCTCAAGGCCATCGATCTGGCGCGCTTTTTGGCAGCGGCGCAGTATGGTCCTACGCAGGGCACCATCACTGTTTCAATTCCGATCGAAGTCATTGGTATGATTGGCGAGCGCCTGGTCACCCGCTCGAAATATATCAAGATCGCCCAAGCGGCTCGCGTTCAAGCCGCACAAGATCTGGCTGAATCGCGGCGAGCGGAGGCCGATAAGAAGCGACAACACCGCCCTGAGCGTTCGAGCCTAAACATCGCGGGAGCGCTTGCCTCCCACCCCCGCCAGATCAGGCACTTCCGCCGGACAATCTCAAAGTCGAAAAAATAGTTGGCCATATCGTTTCGATATGGCCAATCGCGTTCAGACATAGGCCTCCAACGGTGTTCATCGTTGGAGGTCTTCCTTGTCATTTGTCGTCGCGGGCAGTCGGTGGGGCCGTCTCCCGCAGCCACCTAACAAGCTGAGCGGACTCGGGCGCGGCTCGCTGTATGGCCTAGCCAAGGTACATCACGGCCTGCTCAGGAAGTTCGGCTCAGCGACGCTCGTCGATCTGCAAATGCTCGACGAGATTCTCGCCGACTTACCGGCGGCGGAGATCGGCACCGACCACAACAAAGAGACCGTTACTTAGAAGGAAAGCCCGGCCCCCGATCGCGAGATCGGACCGGGCTTTTCTCTGTTTTCCAGAACTTCAACGCCGCGCCTGATCCGCGCGGATACTCAAGGAGATCTTCTCTATGACCGAGAATGAGACCTCGATTACGGCTGCATGTAAGGCATGGCGCGCCGTGCTTCCAGTTCATTCCGCCTGTGAAGTCATTCCCGCCTATGACGACTGTAAGCTGATCTCCCTCGGCCGGGACATCAAGCAAAGCGGCGGCTGCAAGCTTCCCATCATCATCTTGATGCAGCCGAATGGCACATTTGCCTTGCTCGACGGCCGTTCCCGCCTCGACGCCCTGTGTCACGTCGGCATCAAGTTCGAAATCAAGATAGTCGGCGGCCATGTGGTCATTGACGCGCCCGGCTACGATATCCCCGCGCCGATCGAGATCGCCCCCGACGCGAGCTTCAATGCCTACGCGTTCGTGCTCTCCGTCAATCTGCACCGCCGCCAGCTCAAGAACGCGCAAAAGCGCAACATCACGAAAGAGGTGATCCGCGCCCAGCCCGGTTTGTCTGATCGGGCAATCGCCCGCATGGCCGGCGTGGATGGCAAGACGGTCAAGCAGCTCCGCCTCGAAATTGCGGGTAATGCGGAAATCCGCATTGGCGACCGTGTCGAAGCAACCGGCCGCAAGGCACGCGGACGCAAACCGAGCGAGATTGCCAAGCCGATCGAAGCGCGCCAACCCAATGTCGCGCATGCCGCATCGATCACGCCGGTGGCCGACATCCCCGCGACGCAGATCGACGAAAAGCCGCCGGCAGCGCCGATTACGGTCTCGCCACCCAAGCCCAAGTCGCCCGGCGAGCCGAATGGGTTCAATGCTGAAAAAATCCTCGAGGTAGCGCAGCGGGCTTCGGCGATATTGGAGCGCCCGGTCAGTGCACCGAACCGAGATGCCGCGCGCAAAGAGGTTCTGCACCTCATCGACCTGCTCCTTCAGCACAAGAGCCTGAAACCTGCCGAGCGGCGAGCCGCGTAACTCAAGCGCAATGGAAAGGGCAGCCCAAATGGCAGAGCAAATTGAAACGGGTTCGAAAAAGGTCCGCGGCATGGCACGGGCGTCGATCGACCTGATCCAGGCGATGTCCGCCATCGCCGAAGCGGCGCAGCCGATCACCGGCCGCGGCGTCGGATACAAACTTTTCACTGCCGGATTGATTGCGTCGATGGAAACCTCGGAGATGGCGCGCGTCTACCGCCTCCTGAAAGAGGCGCGTGAGCGCGACTTCATACCATGGGGTTGGATCGTAGATGAGACGCGCGCGCTCGAGCGTGCGCCGACCTGGGACGACCCTGAACAATATGTTGAATGTGTCCATCGCAGCTATCGGCGTGATTTTTGGAATCTCCAGCCGGTGCGTGTCGAAGTCTGGAGCGAGAAGGGCACTGTGCGCGGCGTTCTCGATCCGGTGTTGGATCAGTTCGGTGTCGGTTTCCGCGTCATGCACGGCTTTTCCGGCGCCACCACCGTCCACGATGTCGCGGAAAACGATGATGGACGGCCGCTCGTCGTTCTTTATGTCGGCGATTACGACCCGAGCGGGTTGTGCATGTCGGAACACGATTTGCCCAACCGGCTCCTGAAATACGACGGCGAGCACGTCGAGCTGCGGCGCATCGCGCTGTGTCCGGAGCATCTGCCCGGGCTGCCGTCCTTTCCGGCATCGGACAAGAAGCGAGACCCGCGTTATCGCTGGTTTGTTCGGAATTACGGAAAGTTCTGCTGGGAACTGGACGCGCTCGATCCAAACACCCTGCGCGAGATCGTGCGGCAAGCGATCGAGGCGGAGATCGAACTGGAAGCCTGGAATCGCTGCGCCACGATCGAGCAAGCCGAGCGGGAGTCATTACGCACGGTGCTTGATAGTTGGAAGGATGCGTCATGACGGGGGGTCGCAGTAGCCGAGATAAAGGCTCAAGAACAGAGCGCGCCATCGTGCGGCTGTTACAGAGCCGCGCTCTCGCGGCCGAGCGCGTGCCCCTTTCCGGTGCTGCGCGCGGGCGCTTCGGCGGCGATATCAGCGTACCCGCACTGGGCCGCGACCTGCGCGGCGAAGCAAAAGCCCGCGCCAACGGATTCAACCGTTTGTACGACTGGTTAGAGGGCCGCGACTTCCTGGTTCTGCATGCCGATCGCAAGCCTTTCCTCGTCGTTACGACGCTCGAACTCGCCGCCGATGTCATTGCGATGGCAGAGCGCGCGAAAGGGAGAACTCTGTGAAAATCCTCACCGGAGACGACAGAGCAAATACGCCGCACGGCGTGAAGTTCATGATCGCCGGCCCGACCGGCGTCGGCAAGACTTCGCTGTTGCGCACCGTTGATCCGCGCAGCGTATTGCTGCTCGATAGCGATTGCGGTTCTTTGGCGATCCAGGACGTGCCGGTCGATACGATCCCGATCGACGATTGGCAAACCGCGTGCGATGCCGCCTGCCGCATCGGTGGTCCCAATCCGACCTTCTCGCCGTTGAATCGCTATTCGCAAGCGCACTACGAGAAAGTTGGCGGGGCGCTTCCGAATCTCGACCGCTATCAAGTCATCGTCGCCGACAGCATTACGGCGACCAGCCGGCATTCATTCCGCTGGGCCGAACAACAGCCGGAAGCGCGAACAAATCGCGGCGAAAAAGATACACGCGCTGTCTACGGACTTCATGCGCGGGAATTTTTGCTGTGGCTGCACCAGCTCCAGCACACGCGCGACAAGCACGTGATCTTTATCGGCCACCTCGAGCAGGTAATCGACGAGTTCAAGCGCCCGCTGGGATTCCAGGTACAGATGGAAGGCGCCAAAGTACCGCGCGAGATCGGCGCCATCGTCGACGAATTCATCATCATGGAATGGATCAAATTCGAGGGCCGCGACGACCCAATGCGCGCCTTTATCTGCAATTCGCCCAATCCCTGGAATTACCCCGCAAAAGACCGTTCCGGCCGCCTGGAACAAATTGAGGAACCGCATCTCGGCAGATTGCTGACGAAGATCGTCGAGCACAAGCCTGCCGCAACCCCCGGAGCATGAAAGGAGAAAATCTCATGCCCTACGACTACTCGACTGCCCCGCTGCCGCGCGATTCCGAACTGATCCCGCACGGCACCACCGCGACTGTCGTCATGCACATCCGCCCCGGCGGTGCCGGCGAGGATGGATTGCTCAAGCGCTCCAAGACCGGCGACTGCGAGATGCTCGACATCGAGTACGTCGTTGTCGATGGACCTCATGCGCGCCGCAAGTTTTGGGAAAACCAGATCGTCGTCGGCACCACGCAGGGCCAAAAAGAAATGGCCGAGGCGCACATCGGCACGCGGAAGGCGATCCTGCAGAGCGCGCGCAATATCAAAGAGGGCGACGTGAGCCCGCAAGCGCGCGAGGCTTACAGGGCCGACCTGAAAGACTTCGACGGGCTGATGTTCATTGCCAAGATCGGCATCGAGAAGGGCAAGCCGAAGAACGCTGGATCCAATGAGAACTGGCCAGACAAGAACGTTCTTGCCGCGGTGATTACGCCGGATAAGGCCGACTGGCATCAGGTCACGCAAGCACCGCCGTTCAACAGCGGCGGCAATAGCAGCGCAACCGCACCAAGCTCTTCGCCGACGCCTGGAGCGCCAGGCAATTCGCCGCCGATCGCGCCGCCTGCGTGGGCACGATGATGCGTACGCGCCGCAAAGTCGGACTGGTCTCGCAACTGGCCCTAGAAGACGAATGGCAGCGGCAATCAACTGCCGCCGCCATCGCAGCTGCGCGTGGCGTCATCAGAGGCGATGGCGCCATTCCGCCGGCCACACCGGTCGGGCGGCTTGGCGACACCGAATGGGGCTGGATCGTTGCCGCGATTCTTTTCGGCTGGATCCAGACCCGCGCCAGGCAAGCCGTCGCGGAAGGCATCGATACCGAACGGACCGTTCGCATCACCGGCCTCGATCCCGACCCATGGGACATCGGCGCGGCCATGGCAATCCTGCCCGAGCTCGCCGCTGCCTGCAGCAATATCGACTGGTCGAAGCCGCTGACAGACTGGTCACGCGAGACAATGGCCGAATTTCTCATCACCGCCACGCTGCTGGTCCGCAAGGCGATGACCGCGCGCGACATCAGCGGCAAGGGCGTCACCCGCGAATCGAGTGCCAGCGAAATTGCCCGCGAAGCCAATGCCGCTGCCGGTGGCCCGCTGATGACGCCCGACGAATTCGACGACGACATCCCGATGTGAGGCTTGCCCGTGAAGCAGGATTACTTCACTCCCGATCTGACGACGCAGGTGGTCAACACCGCGCTTAATGATCTCATTGAGCGCACTTCGGCCGCCAAGGCCGAACTGCCGCGTCCCTATCTGGGCGCCAGCATCGCCGGATCCGACTGCGCGCGCCGCGTGCAATTCGATTGGTGGTGTATGCCGGTACTGAGCGCCCGCATTCGCGAGATCTTCGCACGTGGGCACTACTTCGAAGCTCGCATGCTCAAGCAACTCGAGGCCGCCGGCTTCAAGCTTGCGCCGCCGGAAGCCTGCGCCTTCTCCGCTGTGAACGGCGATCTGCGTGGTCACGCGGACGGCATCATCAACGGCGGGCAAAATCCGCTCAACGGCGCTTACTTCAATTATCCGTTTATCTGGGAGTGCAAGGCGCTCAACGCCAAGAACTGGCGTGCGCTCGGACGCAATGGCCTCGAAAAAGAATTTCCGCGCTACAGTGCGCAAGTCGCGCTCTATCAGAGCTATTTGGACCTGACAAATCCGGCGCTGTTCAGCGCCATCAACGTCGACACTTGCGAGCAGCTGCATTTCTGGGTGCCGTTTGACGCCGAGCGCGCGCAGCTTTGGAGCGATCGCGCTGCGAACATCATCACTGCCACGCGCGCCGGCGAATTGCTGGAACGTGCCTACGACAGGCCGGACGATTTCCATTGCCGCATGTGCCCGCACAAGGAGCGCTGCTGGCGATGAGTGCGGAAAAGAAAACGCGCGAAGAAAAGATCGCCTGCGCGCTCCGGATCATGGATACGTCAGCCGAGCCGGGCGAGATTGCCGCCGCCGTGTACGCCCTTAAGCGCCTGCTGCAATCGCTGGGAACTGATCTGAACGGCCTCGCCAGCGGCTTTGAGAAAATCCTCAGCAGCAACGGCGGCGGGGCGATTACGCAAGAACAGATGCAGAAGAAAATTTCCGATGCCTATGCCGCGGGCATCCAGGACGCGGAAAACAAGATGCACGGCGCGCACGATTTTCAGAACACTGATGGCAAGCCGCCGTGGGACGCGATCGCGCTGTTTCTACAGCGTAGCAAGAATCGCCTCGACGCGCGGCACCACGATTTCGTCGACGACATGGCCAGCCGCACCGCATTCGGCCGCGAGCCGACCGAACGTCAGCACAAGTATCTGCATAGCCTGTTCTACAAATTAGGTGGAAAAATCACATGAGTAACCACATTGACGCGGCGGTTGTCCGCCAATTCCTTGAGATCATCAGCGAGCATGTAAAGGTGGCAGTTAACGGCTCTGGTTCGCCAGGTGTTCTGCAGATCTGCCGCATCAACCCGACCGACGACAGCATCGTCCCCAGCCGCTTCCTATTCGACGACGTCGAGCACATGGTCAAGACCGCGATCGGCGATGCCACCGCCGGGCACAACGTCTATATCGAAGCACGCACGGTGCGCGCCGGCCTGCACGGCAATCAGCGCGGCACATTCGCCGACACAGCCTGGGTGTTCGCGTTGGTCGCTGACGGCGACGCCGACAAGGGCAAGGGCGGCAGCATTACCGTACGGCCGAGCCTGGTGATCGAAACCTCGCCGGGAAATTTTCATTACTGGTATATGTTCGCGCGCGCCGTTTCGGCAGCGCAGGCCAAAATCATTGGCGACGCCATCCGCGCCGCTACCGGCACTGACCAAGATACTGGCGTCGTTACGCAATGCTACCGCATCGCGGGCACGCCGAATTATCCTTCAGCCGCAAAGCAAGCACGCGGCCGCATTACCATCGAGCCAACCCGCATCTTTGAGCAGACCGGCCGGTTATGGGACGCAGACGAACTGCTCAAGGCCTTCCAGCCAGCCACTACATCGACCTCTTCGGCTGCTGGCGGCGCCGCCGACGAGACCACCCTGCCGGACGACCTGCTCAAGGACATCCGCGACGGCGGTGTTGGCAAGGGCAACGACAAG